CTTATTCTTCGCATTAGATAACCTCTGTCATTTCAATGGTGCTTATTCTGAATGTTTCACCGCCTACACTTACAAGCTCTTCCCCGACGCTGTTTGTTATGCTGGCTTCATCGTCTAACATGACGAGAGCATGTTGTAAGTCTCTATTGTATATCCTTACCTCTTCGGCTGCATTGGTCGCATATTTCATGGATGGAAGATAAACCACTGGCCTACTTGGTCCCTGCATATGCTGAATGTATCCCAATATATCAAAAGCAATCCCACCATAACTGGCCACGGCCCGCGCGTTTGCATCGCTACTGGCCTTGTAAAAGTTTGGAGATGGTGTACCGTCTATGGGCATAAATGGTGTGGTATCTATTGGCTCCGTATAGGAGATTGAAAAGCTTCTCTTACCTTTTCCTTTTACTCTCGTTCTGATAATACCGTCGGGTTGTTCAAACCTTTCTACATTGGAAGTAAAAGTAATTTCTCGTCCGTGGCTGTACTGTGGGGCCAAAATATGAACTGGACCAATTGAAACATGACCGATACGAAAATTTTTTGTCATGGTGTGCTGTGAGCTAATACGAATCCCAATTGCGCTATATTGTGCACCATTTAAGTTTATCACCACAGTTGCATTTTTGGGGATGATGGTTGCGCTTGGGTTTGCTGGGTCGCTGCCTTGCGTGTCTTTTAGTTGTATTGTGCTGGGTCGTGGTGTCTTCGCTCCGTTCCATGAACCTTCGCTGTTTGTCAGTATTTCACGATAAACAGGGTCACCGGCTGTTGGCATCTGCACAATAGAACCGGATAACTCATTATGGAAAAAATAAGGGTGTGGGGTGCCTCCTGTGGGGTCTGGTTGTAATCTGTTGCCACGTCGAAAGCATTTTATGGGAATCGAGGTGCTAATGGTATCAAGTACAATCCAGCTCGATGTGCTGGCGTTGTACCCTTCTATTTTGAATTCACGAAAGTTTATATTGTGTAGATGAATCCCGAGTAAATCACTCATAAAATCAATGTTTTCGCCATTTTCATCTAACTTAAAAGCTATAAATTCACTGGGTACACTTCCAGCTGCTGTGTGAGTTTGTCCTCTCCACTGGTTTTGGGGTGTCGGTGATTGGCCATGGAATATGTTATCGATACTGTAGCTGCTTGCTGGCTCGATGGTATATTCATCCGTGCTTTGTGCGGGTCCGTCTTGCGTAGATATAAACATACCCTCACCAACTTGCGTCTTTTGTCCGTAGGCTGGGTATAGCTTACCCTGTAAATCATTTGGAGATATAAACCCATCGGCTAAATTCGGAAAAAATGACACGTTAGAACCACGTTTGTAGTTTATTGATACCTCATTCCAGTATTGCGTTGCTGTGCCGCTTGCTGGGCTTGCCATGCCTCCGAACTGGATATAATTTGATGTACCTGCTCCACCATTTGATATTGTTGTGTTACTGGTTATTTGATTCCATCCTTTAGCCTCTAAATGGTCATTCCCTCTCCACCATGCAGATATTTTACCGGCTGCCATTGCTACCAATATCTCCACGCCTGTATCAGTTAGTATACTGCTTGGATTTACTGTTATGGTGGCTTTTGTCGTTCCTGCCAAGGCATCTAACAATACAATCTGTGTAGATGAGAATCTAAACAAACATTTATAACTGTTGCTTGCGTCACTGATTAAGATTTGGGCGGCTATGATGTCACTCGTAATACTTCCACCACTGGCCGGCCTGCATACAAAGCGTGATACTATTCCTGTGGTTGTACTGTTGGCATCTGGTGTTATAAAGTTGTACTTGTATGAAAGTGTGCTTGTGGTGTTCGTGTCTATTTGGTAGCCGTTTATGCTTACTTGGCTGGTAGCTGCTCCGGTCGCTACTGGTGCCCAGTCTGGTAAAATCGTTGGTTCTACGATTGGTAAGTATGTATGATTGTATCCAAACTGTTGTAAGAAGCTGGCATCTTGAAATCTTGCGGGTAGGGTTATAGAGCTGTAACCACGTAAACAGGTAAGCAGTAAAGACTTATCAATCAATCCGGCTGTGGTTTTTGGTTGTGAAAATATCCACGTCTTGCCTTTTATCGTGCATGCTTGGAAGTCTTGCAAATAGTGTGTATTGCTGTTGAATGATTGAATGTAGGGTAATATGGTTGTTAATGGGCTACCATTGCCTAAAAATCGCCATGTTTCGGCGTTATCGGTTGATACCATACCCCACAACCCACCATTACCACCATGGGTGTTATTTTGGGTTGAAAGATTACGAAACAATACATAGATATTGTTTTCATCATCTACATAACTTGTGTGGTCTCCCTCGGTGAATTTGAAAACTGAGCTGGTGGTATTTATCCCAACTTGGATATTCAATCCTCCCGCGTCAATTTGTACGCTTAAATTTGTACGGTTGATAAAAGGAAAGTAAGCATGTGGCAAAAGAAAGCTTTCACCTTTTGAGTCACTACTTGCAAAGTCGTTGGTGGTGGTGATAAATGTCAGTAAAAAACCTTTGTCAGTTGCTACCAGTGAAGGTTTGAAACAATAAATATTGTTTGCTGTGTCTCCTATTGTTGTAAAGCTCATCCCTTCATTATTTGAAGCGGCTTGAAACAATACATCTGGTTTTATGTTGGTAGCGTGCTTCATTGCTGCAATAAGTAAAACTTGTCCAGCATATGCCGCAATTTTCAAACTGTTGATGGTGTAGGTATTTGTATCAATTGCTTCATCCAATGCGCCTGCACTGCTTAACGTCCACGTTAGACCATTGTCATTGCTTCGGTATATGTAAATATTTGATGTGTTTACACTTATTGTGTAGTTAGCCCATACAGCCAAAATGATTGAGCCGTCCGGTAATTGTGTCATTGCTGGGTTGGTGAGAGAGAAGTTTGTATTTGTTGCCACCACTACACCAGTAGAAAACGTGTTTTCATCGCTGGCCATGCGTTTAACTACGATTCCATTAAGACCTACCGCCTCTACGCTTTGATATGCCAATAACAGATCGCCATTGGCTAACCCCAAACATGCAGGATTCAAATAATTGTTAGTAGGTAAAGATGTTTGTAACTTCAGAAACTGGAAGTCTGTTATTGCTTTGTGGCTATTGTCACCGTAATAATCCGGGTCAATTGACCTTTTCCAAATAAAAGAAGCTTTGTTTAGTCCTGGAGTTCCAGCCTTTTGTGTCTTCAACTGTATTGTATTTGTTTGTTTTCCTTCTGGGTCTACAATCAGTTTTTCTTTTCCTGCTGGTATCGCTTGGCCTGCTACCTTTTCAGCTGTGGTAAACGTGCTTTGTGTGGTCCAAATGTCATTTGATGACAAGGGGAGAGGTAAAAGGAAGCCTCTTAAATGGTTTGGGGATATGTCAGACATCTTTTACCCATAGATAGATAGTGATAGTGATAGTGATAGATAGTTTACTTGCGGCCCGTTCTGGTTTTCATGCGTGATAACCTGCTGTTACTTCTTAAACTGCTGGCCATGTATTTATCAAAATGTTTAAATGAATTTGTTACTATAACTTGTGGTTGATTCCCAATTGCTTTTACGCCTTTCTCTCCTCCCACGTCTCGAACTTGTCTTCTAGATAAAACGGCTTCACCTCTCAGAAGCTGGCCATTGACTACATCTGCACCGTCTACCATGCCACCAGTATGAAATTTTGGTGATGGTGTGCTATTGATTGCTGCAATCTGCATCCCTGCTAACCCTGCCATTGCTCCGGCTGCTATAGAACCTCCAATTGGGCCAAACTGTGCAAATGCTTTTGTGGTTGCCACTGCTGCATTTATTAAAACGTCGGCTATTCCTGCTCTTTGATTTAACTTGTGTAGTCTTATGGCTTGCTCGTTTGTTAGTTGTCCTGTGTTTTCCAAGAATTGTTTTTGAGCACTTGCAAAGCTCGTGAAAAATGAAGTTGTGCTTTTTCCTATGTTGCCCAAAGTGTTGATGGTGCTTACTGCAAGCTCTTTTACAAGTTCACTCTGTTGTTTTTTCAAGTCAATAATACTTTGGTTGAATTCTTCGTTTGCTTGTGCAGATTTTGCAAGCATTTCCATTTCGCTTGTGTGCAGTTCTTCTTGTAGCTTCTTTTTGAGTTCTGCCTGTTCTGTGGTTGTGTCTACTTGCCCCTTTGATATCTTAGCGATTTCCTGCAACCTTTTTATCTGTTCATCATAAACTTTTTTTATCTTTTCCTCTCTGGTCAATGCAACTTCGTTGTGTTTGCCCATGATGGTATCAACTTCTTTTCTCAGCTCTAACAATTTCTTTGTGTCGTCTGCTTCTTTCTTGGCTCCTGTTTTACCAGCTGCACCACTGGTGCCACCACGCCCACCACCTCCACCACTGAGACCACCACCACCGGAAAAGTCGAATCCAGAAACAAAGCGGTCTCTTGCTGCGGTTGCTCTTGCAATAGTTGTGGAGAGATTCTTTCCGGCTTGGTTTGCAAAGTCATTGTTTACTTGGTTTAGGCTCATAGACGTTGTTTGTATTTGCTCGGCTATGCTATGCATGCTTTTTAAGCCTCGCACCATTGCCACTGGATTACCACTTGATAAATCCAGCACCGCTTTACCAAGTCCGGTAAAATCCAGCTGTGAGAGTGCAAAGCCTAAAGAGAAAACACTACCTATAATTGCGTTTAATGTGCTGCCAAGAAATGTAAATACATCACCGACCACGGTTTTCATAAAGATAAATCCACCAGTGGCCTTTACAAGTGCACTTGATAACGATTGGCCACCGGTCAAGGCTGCTACGCTGTCTTGTAGTGCTCTTCGTAGTACCATATTCATGTCGGCAACTGCACGCTGAAAGTTTGCGGCTTCTTCTGTGGCCTTTGGTCCTACGTCTAAACCAAACTCTTTTACGCGCTGGTTGAATTTGTCCATCCCATCGATGAAACCACTTTGTATCAATGCGGTTGCACTTTTACCAAACAGCGTCATCACCTTGGTATTTCTTTGGGTGCCTGATTCCATCTTGGACAGTTCTTGTATGGTGTCATTAAATACGTCGTTACTGTCTCTCATTTCGCCATTGTTATCTTTTACTTGTACGCCTAAAGATGCAAAGGCTTCAGCTTGTCGGCCTGTTCCGCGCGTTGCTGCATCCATAGACATTTGAAAGCGTATCAATGAGCCTTCAATATCCGCAAAGCTGCGTCCGCTGCCTTCTGCGGCAAGTTTGAGAGCTTGCAGAGTCTCGACTTGTACGCCTGTTTTTGCTGAAGCGTCAACAAGCTCGTTTATCATGTCTGCCACTTGCTGGTTAACCTTCATGACTGCGCCTGCTAACCCTGCAAGTGCTACAGCTGCACCGGCTACACCTTTGGCCATTTTGGCCATTGCTGCCGAGGCACCACCGAGGCTTTTGTTTAGCTTGGAGGAATCGCCTTTTATTTCTATGTTTACACTTTTGTTTACATCAGCCATCACGCACCTTTTTGACGTTGTTTATTAGCCCATTAGCAACATTCTTGGCTATTGTATCCGCTGCTTTTATGGCTGGTTGATAAAATAAAACATCGGCTACTATTTTACCACGTTTTACATTGGTTGTAGAGTTTTCGCCGGCTTTGATTGCCCATGCATAAGGGGCACTGTTCGCAATGCTACCAATAACCAGATTGTTTTTTGTTTTGATGGTGGTGGTTATCTTCTTTCCACTACCTTTGGAAGGACCAAACCTTTTTTGTCTTACTGGCCAATTTTTTTTCGCGTTGTCTTTTATTGGCTTCAGCTCTTTTGTGATTTGTTGCTTTGTCATGTTGGTGCTGTTGGCAAGCTCTTTTTTGATGTTATCAATCATCTTTTTGAGTTTTTTATCATTCACTTGCATATTTCGCCCCTTGACTTTGTAATTCCCTCCTTCGCTTTTGTAACCTTTCCACCATATCTGTACGCTTCTTGGCTTTTGCTGCTTTTGGGTCTTGGTGGTTGATGTTGTAATCTGCTAAAACTGTTAACTGCTGGTCCTTCTCTAACGAGTCAAACCACCACGGCTGTTGATTCCAGTATTTAGATATGGCAAAGCCCATCCTTTCAAGTTGTCCTCCTGCCGTGGTGGTCAAGTAGGTTATTTTTTTTTGACTTCATCCTCTTTCAATAGCATCGGAGCTAACATGGTAAGCAGCTCCATACCCTTTTCTATTATCTCATTCGGTTTACATCCTGCTTGCAGTAGTGTATCCATACAAAGCCCGCCATATGCAATCGGTCGGGCTTGGTCGTTGTCATACACTGGTAGCCTTGCATCTTCACAACATACACCGATAGCAGCAGCACAAAGCCGTCCTATATGGGCTTGGCTTGGGCTGGTGGTCCATGTGCTAACGATATCGTAAACAGTTGATAATTTCGGATTTTTAACCGATATCTTACCAACTGGTTTTATGGTTATGTGTTTCATGTTTTCCTTCCTTTTTGATTGTTTATGTGTAAGTAACACCACCCAAACAGGTTCCACTTATGGAGATACTGCTCGGGTCTCCTTCTGTAACAGATGCCACCAATTGACACTTGGCAAAAGATGCTTTGTAGGTCTTCGCGTCCCCGAGTGCAGTTGCTGACATTTCAAACTCAACAGTACACAAAAAAGGCTCGTATCCTGTACCGCCTGAGCTGGTCAATACAACTCCTGATAACTGACCGTTTACCAAGTCAATTAATGCATCGTTACCAGCATCGTGGAAAGCTCTAAGGTGAGCACTAAACGAGAAAGTTATGGGCTGGTCGTCGCCATTTCTCGCGCCTACGATGGTGGCTCGGTCGCGAATGATAAGCAGATCGGGCTTGGTTTGTTCAAATGAAAAGTCACCCACTGCAAAATTTGCAACGTAGGTGGTCGGGTCTCCACTGATAATTCTTACCGTACCGTCTCTTTTTGTTTTTACTATACTGGATGAATAAGCCATTTTGATTGCTCCTATGCTGTGATTTGGTGTAATACATTGAATGTTAGCGTGGTTATGATGTATTCGCCTGCGTCGGTTACATCGTTTTCCATGCTGTCGAAAAATATCTGTAGGTTGGTGTGAAGTGGTGCCGCTCGTGTGGTGATTGCGCTTATAATATCTTGGGCTGTTGTCATACTGTTATCATAGTCTTGTATCTGGTCTTTCGGTCTCAACCGGAAAGGAAACTTGACCAATACAGTAGTATTGCAAATGATACCTGTAGAAGTGGATTGTCGTTGCTCTTCAATCGCTTCTACTTCACCTATTCCAACAGAGAAACGCTTTTGTGCTACTGTGTTTGGGTTACGATTAAAATCATCAAATGGATTGCGTGATTCCGTGAAACCAGTCAAGGTTTTTATTTTCGTACTAAAACGCGCCCGTATATCAGCGAAATTAACAATAGCCATTTCAACGCCTTGTATATCGTCGTTTTCGTCTTGGTGGACTTGCTGTGTAGATTACGCATTTGGCCGGTCTCCTTTGGTCTTCTTCGGCTATTCCTTCCTCGTTGGTGTCATATTTGAACGATAGCCTTTGAAAGCCACTTTCGAAACTTCGCCTGTGTTCTATAGCAAGTTCTGAATATCTACCGTCCCCAAGCCCACTGCTTATCATATCGCGCCATATCAACATCAATGATGCGTCAAGATGTACCTGTCGCAATGATTGGTTTGATATGATGAGATATGGAAAATTGCCCTGGCTTTTCAACCTTTCGATTATCAATATCCAAGCTTCGTCAATGTATTGTTGGTAGCTTGTCAGATTGCTTGGTCTTATGTTCTCAAGATCGCTGTAAAGCTGGGTAAGGTCAATATCACTTATTACCGGATATAACTTGGTGCGACAAATAGCGGCTGTTCGTCTGTACGTGTACGTTTTACCGCTTATTGTTGCTTCCCATTGTATGAGCCAATTATCACTAAATGGCGTTATCTCTGGGATTGATGAAGCTAACAAAACATAACTAAGCTCACCACCTGCACTGATTGCCGCGGCTACTCCATCCACTACCTTCAACCCATCGCTATTAAACAAAGTAAAAGTCGCTGAACTTGGAATAACTGCCACACCATCTTCGTATATTTTTAACGTGGTGGTGGCTGTTTTCGCTCGTTCAAAAACTTCTTGTAGTCTTATGCGTGGGGTAGGGTATAAAGCCATAATGATAGATAGTGATAGTGATAGTGATAGTGATAGATAGTTTATGCTTTTAGTACTTGATACCAGCTGCTACCATCTGAAACCAACAATGCAGCCTGACCGGTTGTTAGTGCTGAAATTGTAGAACCTCCGGCTGGTTCGTTTACATTAATAGCGTCAGCACCTGCGCATTTTATCCAAAATGAAACACCAGTTTTAACACTGGGCAACATTACGGTTAAGGGTGAGCCCGAACCATTAGTAACAATTTGATATGTACCGCTTTTGTATGTAAGCGTGTGAGTACTTGTAATTGTTGGTGTATCAACTGCGCCTTTCTGCTGAAAAGCTGTATCAATTGAAAAAAGGATATCAGATGCATAAGCCATTGGTATTACTCCTGTTTATTAATTTGGTATCGTCTCTGGGTATGAATCGCTTTTTTTCGCGCCTCGTCTTCAGATACATATTGATTGGTTTTTTTTCCATGCATAACAATTCTTTTTGTTAGTCTCTCGATGGCTTCTTTCTGTAATTTTTCATTCATGATGCCACCTGCACAATTGTAGCTTTCTGCATGTTGGTAATCTTCTTTTGTACGTTTTCCAGCTGCTTTTTGATTTCTGGTAAATGTTGGTCCTTGTATAACCTTGTTATTATTTGTTCCTGTTGCTGTACAAATATTGGTATTAAATCTGGGTCCATTGGTTCAATGTATCCATCAACAATCAACTGCTTTCTAAACTCATTCCACCCTTTTTCATCAAGCTTGTTTATCACGTTGTTGCCAATGCTTTTGGGCTGGCTCCACTTGATGCAATAATAGTTCCCACCACGTGCAGGATATTTGGTGAGATATCCAAGGCTCCACGGTAAAATCGTTTTCCCGTTTTCCATCGCCCGCGCTTTTGCGTGTGTAGAATCTACACCACCACCCCGAACAGACTGCACGCCATTTACGCCGGGGATTTCATTTAGTTTGCTGAGCTGTGGTAACCAATACACTTTCTTACCTTCTACTACTAAATCCCATGCAATAGGATGGTGAGTCAAATAAAAAGGAGCGTTTGCCAATACCGGTAAACGTGCTTTTTGTTTTTGGTAATTGCTGGTTTCATAATGTGGTTCTGATTGATACATAGTCATAAAAAGTTTTCCTCCCTTTTTATAGATGACCACCACCTTTTACAGTGGTGGCCGGTAGATTAAGGATGATGAGGAAGGAAATAAAACACCATCCTCACCCACCATACTATTTTACGCCAATTAGCTTAACAACACGCGCGTCTTCAAGAATCGAAGCACCACAGTACAGGTGGCCCACTATCTCGGATATTCCGCTCTTAGCTTCACGGCTAAATTCGACGACAAGCGGTGTATTTGCTGGGCGGAATTCTGAAGAAGCCCCGGTAATTTCTGGGCTACCAACTGCATAACCAATGCCACCTTGTGAGAACATGGCGTTCACGTAGTTAACCGCTCCTCCGTCTTCCTGTACAAAGTCAGATCGAAAGATATCAACGCCTAACAATGAACCACAGTAACCCTGTGGCTTTGCGGCTGCCATTTCAGCAGTTGAAGTATGAAAAGCAAAAAAGTTGTTGTTTTCAGTTCGTAGTGCTTGTTGTAAATCGGTGAATGATTTATTGTGCAGAATGTTTGTTAGCTGGCCGCCATTGTTGGCGATTTCTAACGCATAAAGAGCCTCTAACCATCCGTTCATATCAACCTTAGCACCACTTACGCCTTTGCTGGTGGTGGCACTGTCGAAAGTAGCGCAAATGATTTGATTAATTCGTGCTTCTGCTGCCATTGCCATTGCATTTGCAACAAAAAACGGGTCGATGTCTTCGCCAAACCCTGACATGGAAAACAAGTCAGTGAGTGCGTAAGATAAACCGCTACGCGCTACGACTACATCTGCATGGCTTCCATCCATACTAGAGGAGGTTAACGCTGCACCATCGCCTACCGTGGCAAGTGGGGTTTTTGCCCCGAGGTCGGTGGTACGATATCGAATAGTATCAGAACCTGTGCCATTTACTGAACCAACAAAAGTAATTTGATTTCTCAATGATGCCATGTCGGCGAGCTGGAGTATAATCTCCGCATTTATCATAGCTTCCATACGAATTTTAGAAGCTTCACCTTTGGCGAAAGTTTGTGGGGTTGTCATTGCTGCCATTTTCTTAATCCTCAAAAAAAGTTATCGTGTGTTTTTGTCGGATTATCGCTGTTTCGGGTGCTACCCTATCCCACGTACAGAAAAATAGTAGTGCAATAATAACAAAAAGTCAATAATATAATGTAAACGAAAAGGAATACAATATCATGGCTTCTGACTTTACCCTGGCTTTACAAAACAATCAACCGGTTAAAACTGTAACGAGTTTAGGCTCTTCCACTTGGCATCGGGTCATCATTCCTGCTGAAGTTATCAGAATCTCCGTTGGTTGTGAGCTCACGGATATTTATTTATCTTTCAGTTATGAAGAGGGTGATACTGCTTCTCTGGTGGATGCTGTACATATTCCAAAAAATAATCTATTCTCTCAAACAATACCGCACGGACTTAACGACTTTTTTATCGTTGCGAAAACTGGAACAGCTGCAAATGTTGTGGTGGTTATGGAGGTTCTGTAATGGCTGGCTATTCTTTTGGGGTTGGTGGTGGTGGATCTGCTGACTTGACACCCATCTCTCAATCATTTACCAATATCACCACCTTAACAGTAAACCACGGTTTATCCTACGTTCCTTCTGTATGGGTGGTGGATTCTTCTGGTGCTCTTATTATGGTTGCTGTGGAGTTTGGCTCGGGTACAGTGACAATTCATAGTATCCAAAACATTACAGGAGTAATCTATATTCGTTAGAATAGGCATGAACTCCAACCATATGAGGTTTTTTTCATGTCAAACAATTACGCCCCTACTTATACATACTTCGGTGATTTACAAGTAAACGCTGCTGGTAGTAATACAAAATCTGTTGCTCGTCGTGGTGATGTCCCCGGACTTTCTTTTATCAGCTCGATTGCAGCGGACTCTCAAGATTTAATCAGTGTCAGTGGTTCCGGTGCTCTCTCTGTTCAATCGTTACTGATTACAGATGTAACAGTAGACACCACCCATGCAACCCTCGCCGCTTTTGTATCTGCTGGTATTCCGGCTTCTATGAAAAAAGGTGACGTGCTGGTTTTGTCGGCTGCTAACCCTTCAGAGTCTTACATGGTTAAAGTGGCTTCACCTTCTGCGGCTTCTGACTTTGCACGCTTGAACGAATTCAGAGAGTATACCGCGGGTGATGGTATTGATTTAACAGGCAACGCCTTTTCTGTTGACTTAAAAAATAATGGTGGTCTTGAGTTTTCATCTGGTGAACTACAAGCCAAAATTGATGCTGGTGGCGGTCTCCAAACTTTAGCTGATGGTCTTAGCGTAAAGCTAAATGGTGCTACCCTTACACGTGACGCAAGCGGCTTGAAAGTGGGCCAAATTGGTAACGCTGAAGTTTCCAATAGTGCTGCCATTGCACAATCGAAACTTGCTCTTGATATCACAAACAGCGAAGTAAACGCATCTGCGGCTATTGCTCAATCGAAACTTGCTCTAAGCATTACCAATAGTGAAGTAAACGCATCTGCGGCTATTGCTCAATCAAAGCTTGCTCTTGATATCACAAACAGTGAAATCAACGCATCTGCGGCTATTGCTCAATCTAAGCTTGCTCTAAGCATTACCAACAGTGAAATTGACGCAGGCGCAGCTATTGCTCAATCTAAACTTGCTCTGGTTACTGGTACGGATACGCAAGACGATATCCCTGTAATGGGTCCAAATGTAGCATCACAGCATGACTTTTTACAAGTAGAAGCAGATGGTCGTTTACGCGGTCGTACGCGTGCACAAGTAGTCGCTGAGTTATCCGGTCAAGCTGCTGCCGCCTTCGCGATGAACAGCCAAAAAATTACTGGCTTGGCTGACCCTGTAAATGCACAAGATGCAGCTACAAAAGCCTACGTGGATTCATCAGGCGGTCGCTTTGAAGCTACCAACCAAACACTAACTGCAAACAATGCTTTTACTGTTACGCACAACTTAGGAAAACAAGTTGTACAGGTTGCAATCATGGACCGAAGCAATAACAAAAAAATTGACGCAGAAATCACTTACACCAGTACAAGTGCTTTGACTATTCTGTCAAATACTGGCCTTTCTGTTGATATTGCGGTTTCTATTTAATCCATGTAATCTATAGGGGAGTTCTATAACTCCCCTTTTTTCTTTAGGTGATACATGCGAAAAAAAAAGCGAAAGAGCACTGTTAATGCAGCTGGTAATTATACAAAGCCGAAAATGCGTAAAAAGCTATTCCAAAAAATAAAGCGTGGTGTTCGTGGTGGTCTTGCTGGCCAATGGTCCGCACGAAAAGCGCAACTTTTAGCGCGTGAATACAAAAAGGCTGGTGGAGGTTATAAGTAATGGCTAAAAAAAAATCACAGCGTGCTTTGTCTAAATGGACAAAACAAAAGTGGACCACGAAAAGCGGCAAGCCATCGCTTGAAACAGGAGAGCGTTATTTACCTGCCAAGGCTATTAAAGCCATATCACCACAAATGTATGGTGCCAGTACACGCGCAAAGCGTAAAGCCATGAAAGAAGGAAAACAGTTTTCCAAGCTTTCAAAAAATGCACGAAAAAGGGTTAAACGATATCGTTAACCGAAACGATTCTTTTTTCTTTGTGCATACCATGTGGCTTTTATTTCTTCCCTTCTCGCTCTGTATATCTCTGGGTCTCTCAATGCGCTCTCTATTAGGCTACTGTTTACTTTTTCGGTCGGTTGTACCACGCCTGAGGATTGCTGCGTTTTTGGTGGTGGTGTAGATGTCTGACGATGATCGGGAATTGTGGTTTCTGTTTGCACTTCTGATGGTGATTGATTGGCTGATACTAAATGGGGTCTTAACGTAACTGGGGCCTTTTCTGGATTGGCTTTGATATCGTCTAACCATTCCCCGAGTTTCTGTTGGTTCTTCTTGCTACGTCCTGACATCTCACGATTATAGGACCATTCAACCATATCGCGTAAATCATCGTCTAAAAATCCATATCTCGCAATTGTGCTGTGGCTGTCATACAAAGCTTTTTGCTTTTCCATGTTCGCTTGTAGTTCTGCAATCTTCTTTTGGTATCCATCAATAATGGCTTGACTGTCTTGTGCTGTGGCTGCTATGTTACTCATTTCTTTTACCTTCTCCTCGGCTGTCCTGGCTCTTTCGCTTACCTTGGTAATGCGTTGTCTTACCAGCTCGTCTACGTCTGTTTTAAGTATGTATTCTTGGCCTTCTATTTCTTTAGTCTTCATTGGTTTCCTTCCTATGATATGGGTGATGTGAATTCAATATTTTGTAATCGTACCTGTTTGAGATATTCCACGGCTTCATCGTAAGATAAATCAGGATTGAAAACGCGTAATGCATCTACCTTAGTTAAATATCCTGCGAGCTGCTTTTCTATGGTGTCTTTGCGTACTGCTTCAAGTTCTTCTTTTGAAAGTGGTATGGTTTGGTATGATATGGTGTAACCACTTTCTGGAAAAGAAGTGCCTAACATCTTGTTTGATATCATTGCCGCTTTTCGCAAGGTTTGAAGATCGCCCGCTTCCATTGCTGGCTTAAAGCGTCTTTGTGCGTCGCGCTGGTCGCTTCTTGACATGGCTATGGCATAGCCGCTCCTCGGGTCTCCACTTAGTTTTTGAACTGTGCTTGCTCGTATCCCTCCGGCTGTAGCAAGTAATCTTTCAAACTGTACAATAGTTTCCATTAAGCTTTTTGGGTCCGCACCATTAGCAAACTGGCCAATAATAGGCTGGCCTAACCCTTGCATTTCTGCATCGGGTGAAAATACCAAGATACTTGATGGGTCTGTGGGTATTGCCAGCCTTCTGGCTTGGTTGTCAGTGTCATATAAACCACCTCCATCTATACCGCATCCCATTACGTATCTTTGTGGAAAAGCGCAATCTCTAATTTGATGACATAGATAAGTTCTTAAACAGGCCGCCGTAAGACTACCCATTAAAATTTCGCTGTTTGTATATGCATCAAATAGCTTGTCACCGATAAGCTGGGCATGATAACAGGAGTACGGCAAAAAGGGTTTGTTCTCTTTGTCTCTGTATGGATATAATGAACCGTCCAAGTCAGTACCCATGTAATCTATTGTTAGATTGTTGGACATGGTCCCGTCCTTGTCAATCTCCATAATACGATAGCTCGGGTTCTCTGGGTCTCTGATATCAAATACATCATATGTCCATATCAGTTTTTGACTTTGTGTGTGCTGTCTCAGTTTCAGCTCTGCAATCATAGTCGGGTTCATTGGGTCCGCTGGGTTGCTCTCTGCATAAATCATGTCTGGTGTTACTGGAACAAAAACCAAGCGGTTATTGTGTACGTCTATTCTTAGGAACATTTCACGCATGCCAATTGTGTAGTACATGGTGCGTTGCATGATTGGCCATAAACCACCCATATTCAACAAACCATTTTTGGCTAATAGGTCTTCAGCTTGGTTTGCTCGCTCTTCCACTACTCCGACGGCTGGGGCTTCATTATACAAAGCGTTCAATGCTTTACAAACACCCATGAATACATTTGAGGACATGTCCTCAATCCCTATAATCGCGCGTCTGTCTTCGGTAAAATGGCTTTGCATTTCGTTTATAAGGTCTTCGTGCCAATCACCACAAAGCATTCGTTTTCTTAGTGCGCTATGTTCCCATCGTTTCTGGGTTGCAAGGTCTGGGGCTGGTGGTTTTTGTGGCTGTAAGTATTGCATGTTTTCACCTTATTATTTTGATATGTGTTTTTCGTGGTGCTCTGTATTGTGAATCCAAACAGGGTAATGCTGCATAACGTAAAGCATCAATACCATGCTTGTATTGATTATCTGCAAGCTTTCCGGTTTTTGTTATGGCCCATGATTTTAATGATTTTGTCAATGCTTGGCACCGTGGGTGTATTTGGAAGTTATCTTTTTGTATGAGTTCATTTAATACCCTTACGCCATAGTATACAGAAAAAGAAGGTTTGTAAGCAGTATGAATTGTGAATCCCTTACCTTGTGGGTATTGCAATATGTGAGCAAAGGCCGCTCGTAGCATTTTATTACTCATTCTTGAGCCGTATTTGTCGCCCCTGTGGGGTCTGTCTCCAATCCATCTATAAATATCATTTGGTTTTAATCGGTTCCTTTGCAACATGGCCAATATACCTTTTGCATGTATGGTGGCTTTTGCTGCTCCGCTGGTGTATTCATCCAGTACGTACAAATAATAATCATTGTCTGATGATTTTACGTGGGGGTCCGGTATTCTGACAGCAATCAAGACGGCAAATTGCGCTCCGTCTTGGCTACCGTGGTCAATGCCTACACAATACTGATAATGTCCGTTTGGTGGTGGTGCCTTGCTTATATGCTCCGGCTTAAAATCCGCAAATATTACGCCGTGGGGCGTGTATCCTTCCCATGAACCGGTCATTCTTATATCACGGTCAAAAGCCATATAAGAGCGTTCTATTTCTTCAAGTTCATCTTTTGATAACAAAGGCTTGCAATCTCTCGGCGTTACGTTCTGCAAGTTTAGTGGGGCTTGTATATCCACCATGATACCATCGTCACAAAGCTTTTTTATGTGTGAACAATCCACGCCTACTGGTGTCATTGTCATAGCAATCTGACCACGCTTGCGAAGTACACGTCCGACAAGTTCAGACCAAACAAGCGGGTTACATGGCTCATCCACTAAACAGAAATCAATCGTTCCACTTGCAAGCGCAATGGTGCCTTTGCTACTCCCTCCGGTTTGCTGGGTGGTTTTGATTCGTATCAAACTACCGTTTTTCATGGTGATAACTGGAGTTCCTGCACCTCTGAAACCCTTAGCAGGTGAAAAGCTTACATCGTCGGTTATCTCGTCTTTGGGTAAAAGGTCCCATATCCTTTTCTGTATCTCGACTGATTGGCTCCAACTGTGGCATATCACCCAAATTTGTACGGGTGGTGTTGATACTGGTTTATAAGGATGCTTACCAAGTGCTCTATAAATAACTTCAGCAGCTCCAACAAATGATTTTCCAATTTTGGGTTTAGTGGGGACCCATGAAACAAGGTCCCCACTAAACCCCAATTTGATTGCCACCACGTAACAAGTAAAACTTGTTTGTACATCTTAGGAACTCTTCTTGTGCTGGGGTAAACCGTGCAAACTTCAGCGGGTTTGTTTCGGTTTCTTGTTTAAGCAGCTGCAAATTTTTAGTTAGTAATTCAAGATTCATTTTTTAACGCTGTTGGAAAAGTAATAACTTTGGTTTTTTTGGATAAAATCTCTTTTTCGATTTGTTGTTTTATAACTGGTGGCATTTGGTTTATCATCGTCAAAATGTTTGTTATTGCGCCTTCTGCTTTTATGCTGGCTTCAATCTCTTTTTGTTCTTGCTTTAGCTGGTTACACTCGTCGTATAAACTCAAGTGTAATCTGTGCAGCGATGGCAAGACGTTGTATTGTCCTCTCATCCTGCATGCGTCAAGGTCAATGCTAACCTCTTGCAATTTGCTGGTCTTAAAATGTAGGGGGGTGGGTATTTCGTCGCTGGTGGTTGGTGGTCGTGGTGGCAGTGGTGCTGGTTGTGGTGTGGGTGCTTTTTTTGTTGACTT